CTCATTTAAATGAGTGCCTGCGAATTCGCTAGCGAATGTTTCGAAGATCTTTCTACCGAAGCTGTTCTCACGAGCAACCTTGATATCTTCCTGTAATTGAGAAAGTTCAGCTTTCAAGTGCTTGGCAACAGCAGTTGACATCTTCTCGCTTGATTCTTTGAGGAACTTGGTTTTAAGTTCTTCCAGTTTCTCACGAGCCTCTGCAACAAGTTTAACTTTGGCCTCAACGACCTCTTGTTTATCCTGTGCAAATTCTTTGATCTCTTCTGCTAATTGTGCAACAACGAACTGTTCTAGTTTTTGCATTGTAGAACCGTGTTGTTTGCGGTCTTGGCGTAGATCCTTGATTTCCTCAGCCAATTTAGTAACCATGAAGTTATTAAATTTTTCTGCTGATTCCTTCATCTTGTTAACTTGGTTAACACGATCTTCTGCCAACTGAGCTTTTTCTGCCTTAACATCAGCAAGTTCAGTTTCAAGACTTTCTGTTACCATGCGATCGATTGCTTCAACCATTGTTGTTTTGTCGTGTTCATACTTCTGTGCGAATTCCTCGCGGATTTCTGCACGAACTTGATCGCGAACTTCATTTAATTTGGCTTCCCACGCTTCGTTGATTTCGTTGCGTGTGTCCTCATTAACTAAGTCGCTATCGAGCAATGGTTTAATAACATCTAGCATGCCATTCTCCTATAATTTGAGATCCTTGATGAGTCGCATAACTTCACTCTTCAAGTATCTCTGAACTTTGGCGTCACCGTTAGCCTCCTTGGCCATGTCCAACACCTTATGACCGTGTCTCATGTTCATGAGACCTTCATAGATCGCTGTTGGATAAGCATTTGGAGCACTAGGCTGTGACACTACATCGACAGTGATGATTTCAAAATCACTGACTTGTCCGTTGCTTTCGGAAACGTTTCCACTTCCTCGGCTCGAAACTCCTAATTTGACACCTGAGGTCAACATGGTCTCAACCAGTTTACCCATTGGTGTCGGTAATATTTTCAATTTACCATAACCGTTTGGGCCATCCATCCACATTTCTGTGATCATATGGCTCACTCGGTCTAGGTTAATCTTTAAGTCATCTGGGTGATCTACTTCACCTAAAACTGAGTAACCACCAGTGATCTGTTCATTGAGAGACTTAACAGCATTCTCAATCTCAGTAACTGGATACACCCGCTCATTGGCGTTCTTTACACCACCCTGGATGCAAATACCTTTCATGTAAAGGTCCTTGCCTGACTCTGAACCTTCAACGACGATGTTCGCCGCATTATAGTTCAGATGTTCCTTAAGGTGCATTGCCATATTAGTAGATTCCTAAATTAAACTTTTTTAAGATCTGGCTCTGTAGTTCCGTGTGGCAATTCTTTTGCCTTAGGAGCTGGTCTGCCTGTTTCTTGTTCTGTCTTAGCTGGATGAGCATCTGCTAACTTTTCTTTTTTGCCACCATCAGCCGCAACTGGTGATGTCTTGTTAGTAGCGTGATCAGCATTGTCGGCCTTAACTGGCTTCAATGATACTGCTTCTTCTAATTCTGATTCAGTTTCCTCAGCGATCTCTTCTTCAGATTCCATTGGCATTGCCATTTCCTCTTCTTCGTCGCCTTCTACTTCCTCAGGACCTTCTTCTGCGTCCATGTCCATTTCTGGCTCTTCCGGTGCTTCTTCATCCTTGTCCGTCATTAATTCTTCGAATTCTGCCATTAGCTCGTCTAGTTTGTCTTCTAAGTCAACTACACGATCTTCTAAGTCTTCTTCATCTTCGCCTTCTAAAGCAAGTCCTTCTTCGTCGGCTTCGATCTCGTCAACTAAGTCGTCACTGGCGTCGCCACCTAATGCTTCGTCTGTTGTGATTTCGTCAACGATTGATTCTTCAACTGCTTCTTCTTCAGAATCTGTTGATTCCTCAACTGCGTCTTCGTCTGAGTCTGTTGCTTCTTCAACAGTTTCTTCTGTTGATTCTTCAACTTGTTCTTCTTCTGCCATTAGGTTCTCGTAGATTTCACGAGATTTTTCCACAACCACTTCGTGGAATAACTCTTTGGCTTTGTCTTCTTCATCGTTGATGATGAATTCGATAAGTTGTTCAAATTTATTCATTGTTTAAATTCTCCATTATGGGGCTAGTGATAGTATTTACAACTATTTTTGAATATATAGGTGTTTTTTGGCCTATTTTAGGCCAAAAAGGTGTGATTTTTAGAAACTTGGTGCTTCTGGTGCTGGTGCATACTGTTTCTGTATGCGAGTCAGCTTTTGTTCATGCTCAAATGCACGGACGTCGTTCATCTGACGCATCTTACTGATCTGTTTGAGAGTCAGTTTGGTCTTGCGTAGATCTCCAAGTTTGATCTGGCCGTTGTCGTTCTCAACGTCTTGGTATCCTGGAGCGGGTCTGTCATACATTTCTCGTAGGTTCATAGTGATATTTATACAGAGTGATACGGTTTATATAATAGTTTGTGAACATAGTAATCAATATTAAACTTTTTCCACGGATCTGGTCCATAGTATACATCTTTAATATCCTTGCCTTTGCCATGATCAGATTGTGCGTGATGGTAATTGTGCCAAGCATGCGAGCCTAATAAAAACACTAACCAATTTGGATCCGGTCGCTGTCTTTTATGATAGTGCCAATCAATAAAACGATAGGCTATGGTCCATATCCATATTGGCCATAACAGGAATGCTAAAAATGTCCAGAAAGGTAAAAGCACTAACCATAATATTAACGTTGCATAGACCACTGGTCTCCAGTATTTTGTAAACCACTCGTAAACATCTGTTCTATCTATTTCTTCAAATGGTATATTTGGTAAACTTTCGTGTGTGGAATGTGGTGTTAGATCTAAGTGATACAGCAACCAGTTGTCTGTGAGTGCTAGTTTAGTGTGAGTTGGATCGCTGTCTGTGCGATGAAACTGGTGATGTAGATAATGAAATATTGCTTTGTCTTTTGGTCCCACCCATTCCCATACTGCACTCAAATACCACCCAAGTATCTCAATTAATTTGTGTTTAGGTCTTATCCATTTATGAATCACATACTCGTGGAATGTAGCAATGAATATAGATTTGCCAATCATATATGCTAAAAAGCCCAGTAACATCCATTGAATATCTATTGTGAAGAATGCGTAGACAACAAAAGGTGTAAGCCAGGCCACCTTTCTTGCTCGCAGTCTGTCAAATAACCAATTAATCTTATTCATTATGTGCCCGGTGGAGTTTCTGCACCTAGTGGAGTTTCTGCACCTGCTGGTTCGGTGATGTCTGGTGCCTCTAGATCGGCATCTAGATCATCTGCCGTCTCAAGGTCGCCCTCAATACCGCCCGGTGATATGCCTACTGACCGCATGTCTGCTCCTGACGACTGTAGTGGTTCTGATTCTGCACGCTCCTCTGCCCACAGTTTCTCGTTTTCTAATAATTCTTCTTCCTGTAGTCCCAAGAATCTCTGCATGAGGAAACGCTTGCTCATGTATGGCAGTGCTTCTAGCTGTCCAAACACGTTGACACGCTGGCTGTCTAGCTCTGCCTGTCTGTATGATGCGAAGTTCTGCGGTGAATTGAACTTGATAGTGAATATTGAACTGTCAATATTAAAGCCTCTCCAACGTAGGAACATCTTGAATTCGTCGTCCAACTTCTGGCTGATCTGGTTCTGTAGGCGCATGCAGTATTGATTGAATCTATACTCTTGGATCAGTGCCGTTCCAACGCGACCATCATTCAATGGTGCTGGGCTGTCGTCTGGACCTGTGGGCAAGTATGAGCTTGGCACACGCAGGCCCCTTGATAATTTGTTGTTGAAGTAACGTAGATCATCGATCTCACCTAAGTTCTGGCCGCCTGGTAGCACGTCAACACTTGATCCACGACCGTCTGCTGTGGTTGGGAAGAAGTAGTCCTCGTTGATCGACAATGGATTGTATGTGGCATCCATCATGCTACCACTGCCACCGTTGGCACTTGGTATCCTACGCTGATGGACCTCGTTCTTGATGCGTTCTACGAAGGCCATGGCCATGTGGCTCGGCATGTTACCCACGTCAATCTTGAACACCCTACGCTCCGGTGCACGTTGCACGCGGTAGATCAATAGTGCGTCCTCTAATAATTCTTTCTGCTTGAACACCTTATACACGTTCTCCAGCACTGACTGGCCAAATGGCCATGAGCTGTCCAATCCCTCGCTTAGGCTCAGATGGACCACGTGCTTGGCATCAATGCAGAGCTCATTCAATGCCTGCTGGAATCTGTTGCCCGCGCCATATGCGGCATTGGGTGCCGTGTAGTTGTTTGGTGCCGTGTATCCGCCCTGCGTGGGTGGATTCATTGACACGTCCTGTGTGGTCTTGGCCGCCACCGTTAGGTTCTGGAAGTTTGGATTGATGTCACGGACCACGTATTGCTCTGGACGCTTGCCCTCACTTTCATTAACGATGACCCTTGATACCTTGCTCATGTCAACCCAATATAATTCAAATGTCTCTGGATCTCGGATGAAGACCTGATCACCATACTTGATGGTGTTCCTGAACAATTTAAAGGATCTCTGATCAAACTGATTGAGCTTGACCCACTGTTGTAGTTGCTTCTTGACGATCTCGATCTCACGATCGGTTGGATTGTCCGCGAACTCGATGTCAAATGCCGTGCCGTTCTGCTCGTTGGTCTGTGTCGAGAACTCCGCTATGATGTCAAGACATGCGTTGATCTCGGAGTCCATGTCCATGGCCTCATATTGATTGTAGCGTTCCACCCTGTTTGGATGTCCTGAGTATACCTCAGGCAGTCTTGATTGATAGTTGCGGAATGCGAAGTCGTTGCTACCACTGCCCTGGTTGCCCGCATAGGTCTGGTCCATGGTTATGCCACTGATTGGGCTGAGTGTTCCGTCGGTTCTCGCTGAAAAATGTTTTCTGTATGTTGCCATCCGTTTATCCTAGTGTCTGCGTATATTTATCGACTCTAATAGATTAACTGATAAAAATGGAGATGTCAACGTGGATCTAACCAATTATGAGTAGGATGCCCTGACCTGTTTCTCGCCAATCCTGTTCTGTTTCATTAATATGTCTATCATGACATCCATTTTTTCATTGGTGATTTTCTGTTGTTGCACGTTGGGATCAACGGTGGTTGTGGTTTTGGTTGTGGCCGTTGATGTTTCTACGACGTCGTCAGTCATCTTATTTAGGTTAGAACTGTTTGAGTTGTATGATTGTTTTGGTCCCGCTGGTGGCACTCCCATGCCTGCTGTCTTGGACTTTGGTTCTCCAAGTTTTACTCCAGCATCAAATCCTAAGATACTTGCAAATGGATTGGTGTCACTGGCTCCTTCCATTTTCTTCCCATCAGATACCCTCGTGAACTGTGCTGTCTTGCCTGTTGTTGCGCCTAGTTTAATGTTGGAGTCTTTTATTGCTTTGTCATATGATTGCATGGCATTTAGATCCATGCCCGGAATCATCGTATCTTTAGGGAATACGAATTGTTCCATCTTGCTTCTTTCTTCTTCCGTTGCTTCGCCAAGGAATCGACGGCTAATGCTACCAATTGCTTCGAGCATGGTATCAGTGAATCCCTCAACAGCACCAGCGGCCTTGGGCAGTGCGGCCAAGAACAATTTCTGCATCTCGATGTTCATGGTTTCGATGTTCTTTTGAGCCTGGACCATGTCATTGGTTAGATCATTCGTTCCGCCTGCCAATCCTTGTTGTTCTTTGCGTATCTCAAACCCAGATGATGTTATATCAGCATTGATCAAGTCAAACACACCTGCGGCATTACGTGTTGCTAAACTTGCATCGCCGATTGCTGGACCTAAATCTTTTAACAATGATTCGCTATTTTGACGCAATGACACCTGCAATCTTTTTCTTGCTTCAAACTCGTCTATCAGTCCGGCTTTTAAATCACCTAGGATACCTGCGGCCGCACCACCTGTTTGTATCATTAACGCCTGTGCTTCTTCGGTATTGAAGAAACCTGAAGCCATGTCTCTGATGCCTTGTCCTAGTCCAGCACTGACTGAATTTACCGAAGTTTGGAAGTTTAATAGGTTGGTTCTTACACCCTCGTTCTGTATACCTTCTATGGTAGATCTAAATCTTGCTTCACTCAGGGCCGCATCCTGTTGTTGCATTATGGCCTTGCGACTCAGTCCTGTGGCTCTGCTCAATAGATCAAGTTCTTTTGCGTATGCCTGTGTTTGATTTGCTAATTGACTTGCAGTTAATCCCTGTGATCTGCCTAGTCTTGTTTGTCGTCCAACGAATGCCTCTAGTGTCTCTCCTAGATCGTCTGCTGAGAACCCTAGTCTACGTAGTTCAACATCAACGCCCTGTGTTAATATGCCGGACGCTTGTGAGAATACCTGGGCTCCTGATGCTACTGTTCCGCTAAATCTTGCTAATGTGGTTGACGAGTCACGCAAGGCCCTTGCATATGAATCTAAGGTCAATCCAGATTCTAGGAATTGATCCTTGAGGCTCTCCATGCCGTCGGCCGCTAGTCCGCCTATGTCACCTACGTCGGTGAATGCCTTGGTCTGTATGTCCATTTGGCGAAGCATGACCTTTCCTGCTTCTGCCGTGACTTTTGCCACTCCACTTATCACACCACCAACCAATGGTATCGCATCACTTAATGCCGTTACGGCACTGGTCAATCCGTCAATGACTGGATTAAGATCTTGGAATTTACGTTGGCCTTCAACGAGCCCAAATGCTAGGTTCTTAGCACTTGACAATATGTCTTTTGATGCTGACTGTGTTGCCTTGCTTAAGTTCTGTAAATACTTTTCCGTGGTGGACCCTGAGGCCGCGATCTGATCAGCGGTTTCTTTGGTTACTCGACCAGTTCGTTGGAGCTCGTCCATGAACTGTCGCATTATCTGTGGATCATATTCTTCCATTAATTAAATACCTGGTTATATACGCATATAAATATTAGTCTTACATAACTATTTATGGTTTTAAAAAATGGCTGAGAATAACCCGTTACAGAAATACTTTAGACAACCGTCGATCTATGTTAAACTGCCCAGCGAGGGCAAGTTTTATCCACCAGGCACACTAGACATGCCTGTCAACGGAGAGATTCCTGTATATCCTATGACTGCCATGGACGAGATCGTTAATAGAACTCCTGACGCTCTGTTCAACGGATCCGCAGTTGCTGAGATATTCAAGAGTTGTATTCCCAACATAAAAGATCCCTGGGCCATACCACAGACCGACGTTGACATGCTGTTAACTGCCGTCCGCATCGCCAGCTATGGCCACGAGATGGAGATGACCGTGACATGTCCCCACTGCAACGAATCACAGGATTATGCACTTGACCTACGTGTTGTCATTGATCAATATCAGTCACCGGACTATTCAAAACCTGCCCAGATCAGTGATCTTGAGATATTCTTCAAACCAATGTCATATCATGATCTCAATGAGACTGCCAAGGCACAGTTTGAGCAACAGAAGGTCATGCAAATGACCCAGGCAAATGCCGACATACCCGATGAGGACAAGATGACGGCCCTGGGCCAGGCATTAACCAATGTGACCAAGCTCACCATGGGAGCCATGGCACACAGCATCGCCATGGTGCGTGTCAACGGAGAGCCGGTTGACAATCCAAAACACATAAAAGAATTCATGGATAACTGTGACACCAAGATATTCAATAGGATACGAGATCACCTATCCACACTTCGTGAGGGAACAGAATTAAGGCCCCTGAGCATCAAATGTTCCAACGAGGAATGCGGTAAGGAATACCAACAACCATTCACACTGGATATGTCAAATTTTTTCGTATAAGGCTCTTGACCTTGGATCCTGAAGGAATCGAGGGCCTGATAGACGGAATGGAAAAAGAAACTAAAAGCATCAGGAACGACAGCCTTAAAATGGCATGGTATATGCGAGGGGGATTGAGCTACACGGAAGCCATGCACCTATCAATGGAAGAAAGATCCATCATCAACGACATAATCAAGGAAAATCTGGAAACAACCAAAAAGAGCCGTTTACCATTCTTTTAGGTTGATCAAAATAGCGTTTTATGCTATTATAGCATTGTTAGAGTCATCAGGTGGCTATAATTATATCATTGTCATGGATCATAATAATGGTGTTGATTATAGAGATCTGGGGTTCTAAATAATGTTTCACGCACTAGAATCTTGCGAAGAAAGAAGATTTGACCCGTGGCTTTTTAGGAGGTAATACTACATGAAAGTATTAGAAAACGTAAAGAAGTGGGCTAACGAAATCGCTCATTTAGCAGTGACTTTGATGGCAATGTTTATCGCTTTAGAAATTTTATTTGGCGGTAACACAGTTCCATTTCTTCCAGGAACAGACGTAATTGGTTCTGTAACTGGCATCGTTAAATCACTGGGCAACGAAGGCCTAGCTGGTTTGATCGCAGTATGGGTTTTATATACAATCTGGGACAAGAAATAATTCTAACCTAGGGTTAAACCTACTAAAAGGCTCACTGTTAACCCACTGGGCCTTTTCTTTTGGCCATAAGTAATGTAATGTTGTTAAGCCATAGATACAAGTTCATATATCTCAAGACCATGAAGTCGGCAGGCACCTCCGTTGAGGCCTTGCTGGAACACTATTGCCTCCCCCCAGGCACCAAGTGTGGCACGCATTCCAGGACGATGACCATATCAGAGCATGGCATCGCGGGTGGTAGATTCCATGAGCATTCCTTCAATGACGAATACTACAATCACATGCGGGCCGAGACAGTCAAGGCAAAAGTGGGGGACGACATCTGGAACAGCTACTTCAAGTTCTGTAATGTCCGCAATCCATGGGATCGCATGGTCAGCCTGTTCTATAACATGAACTTGAGTATATTGGAAGATCTTAGGAGCATGCCCTTTAATGAGGTCCAGCATAGATTTTACAAATGGGCGAGAAATAAAAACAGCAGAAGCCACATGGACGATCACCTGATATACACATTGGATGGCAGTCTGGCTGTGGATGACGTGGTTCGTTACGAGACCTTACATGAGGACATGGCAAGGATATGCAAACATCTCAACATACAGTATAGGCCCAATGAACTGCCCAAATGGAAAAGTGATTGGCGTGTGCGACCAGAAAGCTATCGAGATTATTATATCGATCAGAAGGTAATTGATGATGTTGCTCGAGGGCATCAGTTTGAGATTGATCAATTTGGATACACATTCTAAGATGTCTTGCGACATCTGTATTTCGCTATCGCTCATACCTTTTATTCTTAATACAGTTAATTGATTTCTCTTACATACCCTTCGCGTATCATCTAGATTTAAGTCATAATTCACCTATCCGCAGGCAAATCATGACTTGCACATCATCTGAGTGTCGCGTCATACTAATCAAAAGAGATTCCCTAAGAACGGAGGTGGTCACCCGGTGCCCCCTACTCTAGATTCATGTGGCGGATGCTGTGTAGTCCGTGATTAGCCAAACTACATCAACACGTGGGTTGCTTTTTCTCAGAGCCCACATCATTTAGTTTTTAAACTTAATTGCCTTTTCGTCGTCCCGTTCCCGAGTCTTCTCTCAGGAGTTCCACACGCCGTCGGCGTGATCACCTCGTAGGACACAGAGTTACATCTGCATCAGCGACTGTCTATTCTACTTCTTCTAGTAATACATCTTTCACGGAACCTATGCCCAGCCTGATGTTGATTATGCCGTTGTAGTTGTTGTCACGCAACAGCACGTGTTCCTTCATCTGGTAGTAGCATTCCATGTAATTCGTTGCGCCTCTGGATTTGCACAAATGGATTATTTGTCTTGAGAATTTGTCTTTGCCTAATTTTTCTATATCTGCCTGTAGTCGGTCACTGGAGCCCCAGTATTCCTTCCAATCAGATTCTGCCAATGATCTTCTTTTGTTTTTCTTGCCTTTGAGTGGCGGACGTGTGACTTTACGCCAAAAGAACTTCTTGCCGATGTAGTCATGTCCATTTGAAGTGTTGATAATTCTATAGACGAAACCGTAGTTGTCACTGATATCTTCTGAGTCGAAGACTTTATCCTGATACTGCCAGGGATTTTCGTATGACAATGTGATTCCTTTCTAGTAGAGTTATAGCACTAACATTTATGCCTGGTAGTCAAGTGCCACGTAAAAAGTGACCTCTTCTATCACAGTGTTGGGATTTACATCCAAAGAATATCTAATAAAATCAATGATATCTTTGGTCTGTATACCGTTGCCTGTCCAGTTATCACGAGAACGTGATAATTCAGTGTCAAGCCTGTCAGGACTGATCAACGTGGTCTTAAATTTGACTTTGTTGTCCTTAAAGGCACGTGTGCATTGTTGGCTAGCATGCCTTAATGCTGACTTGGCTACCCTATAGGTTTCCCAATCAGGATCCGGAGCAACTATTGACTTCTCGCCAATACTGCCTATGTTAAATATCCAACCTGTTTTATTGTGTTCCTTCCACTGCTTGTATACTTCTAACAGTAGATTGACTTGGCCAAAGTTAGCCCAGTCTTCTTGTGGGGGACCATCAAATGCGTTGTTGATAAAGACATCATACTGTAGACTGCGTGTGGCAATGTCAGTGATGTCCTTGGTAATGTCAAAGCCTGACTGTCTACTTATGCCATCTGCAGAAAATTCCTCGACTATGTCTAATCCTAGTCCCCTATTGCCACCTGTTACTAATATCTTCATTTGGTCTGATCCCATACCTTTGTAAATTGTTTACCACATGTCATGGCACATTCAAAAATTCTGTTGTCATTTGACCAAGTGTCAACAAGGTCACCCCAGAAAGGATTTTTAAATATGTCTTCTATAGTATAATTGTGTATATCTAGATTGTCAAGCCCATACTGTTCTAAAAATGTTCTTACTTGATTACGACCATTGACAGTGTGTCCACGATTGCTACCAGGCAGTGTGCCATCTCTAAAACGGGCATCATAGAGGTTATGATTAAAGAAGTTACAGGGCAATATAACGCCTTGTGCGTTCATAGCAACTTTTTTACCGTGTAGGCTATCACAATGTATGTCCGTGGTCTTAAAGTATTGCTGTAGGTCGTTGTATTGCTTCTTAAGTTGGGGTAATCGGATAACACTCTGATTACGCCATTCCTCGCCCACAGGAGGTTCCAATGTATATTCAACCTCTCCCTGCATGTTCTTAACAGGCCAACGGTCTAGTTCACGTTCCTCGCCATGATGGAAGAAACGACCTGTCTTACGAGCAAGGAACTTAAAGAAGCCCATGTCCTTGGCTAGTCGTTCTGCTTCTACAACCTGATGTTCGTTGTGCCTGAACACGATCATTTGCCACATGGCACGGCCGCCTGCATTAATAAATGCTTCTGCGTTCTCTATGACCTTGTCATAGTCTACGTTCTTGCGATATAGGTGTAGAGTATCTTTAAGACCATCTAGTCCAAAGTCTACCTGACCATAGCCATTCATTATCTCAGCCATCTCGTGCCAGTATGCAGGATTATGGGCACCACCATTAGTATGCACATACAACCACAGTGTAGGATTCTTACGACGGAAGTCTTTCAGTATGTCCAGGAACTCTGGATGCACTATAGGGTCACCATAACTGCCACAGAAGAATACCTGTCTCAGTCTATTACATAACTCAGGTGTGAATGCACGATCAATTACATCACGTTCCAAGTGAACTAAGTCCATGTAAGGATTTAACTTGCCACCTAGATCATTGCGAGGACACTGTGGACAACTGGCATTACAGTATGTTGTAATCTCTAGTTGATACTCGTCTATGTTTTGGTAATTGAATTGATTCATTATACCCTATTTGATGTTAAAATAAGTAATACTATGGGTCCAGACATATTATTCATAAATGTTCCGCAGATATCATTAGTTTATCCTCCTGCGGCAACCAGCTTGCTAAAAGGCATCTGTGAGAACAACGGCTTCTCAGCCAAAGTCCTAGATTTCAACTTGGATCTTTATACCACATGCACTGATGATAACATAAAGACAGAATTAGATCAATACTTTAGCCTCAATGACCATGACGCAGAATTAACCAAAACTACAAGAGATTATCTAGAACAATACTACGTCAAAGTAATTGCAAACATATTAAAACTAAATCCAAAATGGTTAGGTATCAGTGTTTTTACTTTCCAATGTCAGATATTCACAAAAGAATTATTAATAAGATTAAAAGATCAATACAAAGGTAAAATCATTGTAGGCGGTGCAGGACTTAGCACCAACGGCATTTCAGCAAAACAAAATGACTTTGGTAGTTTCTTATTAGATAACAAATTAGTTGATCACTACATCAGAGGTGAAGGTGAAAGAGTGATCATCGATCTACTCCGAGGATCAACGGACCTACCGGGACTGGACAATGATAACTTTGAACAGATCAATGAACTAGACAAACTACCATATCCTAACTATGATGATGTTATTGGGTTAGGCTATAAGTATACCACTGGCACTCCACAGATTCCTGTTACAGGCAGTCGGGGGTGTGTGCGTAAGTGTAGTTTCTGTGACATACACACTGCATGGAGAAAGTATAGATATCGTTCTGGTAAAAACATGGCAGAAGAATTTATCTATCATTATGAAAAATATGGTGTTACTAATTTTTGGTTCACTGATAGTTTGATCAACGGTGCTATGGCCAGTTTTAGAGAGTTTTGTCAAGAGCTAGTCAATTATTATAAAGCCAACGGATTACCTGATAGAACATTCAATTGGGGCGGACAATTTATCGTGCGAGATCGCAAGAGCATGCCACAACGAGACTTTGAAATGGCCAGTCGTGCAGGTATGAATGGTGTTGCCATGGGAGTAGAAAGTCTAAGTGAAAGTGTTAGAGATCATATGAAGAAAGGCTTCAATGATGATGACCTAGACTACACACTCAGTGAAATACATCGTAACAACATGAACTGCTACTTCCTAATGATTGTGGGATATCCAAGTGAAACACTGGCAGACTTTGAACAAGGACTAGACAAATTTAGAGAATATAAAAAGTATGCACTAGACGGCACTATCTATGGTGTCAACCTAGGCACCACTGCTAGTATAGATGAAGGAACTCCATTGTATGATGACATACACAGAGAAGGCATGGATGCCCATGGTTACGATTGGGTATTACCAACCAACCCTAAGTTAGACATCATGGAGAGAATACGTAGACGTATCGTCATGCAGGAAGTGTTAATGGATCTTGGATATAAAATTTGGAACGGTGATAGCCAACTGCTTAAATTAAAAGAAGCGTATGGAAAAATTAAGAACAGAAAATATAAAACTAAGATTAAACTACAGGTCCCAGAGTAACAACGGATGGCCAAAGATCCGGATATGGATCAACGACACGCTGATAGATAGTTTTGAAGCTGATCAAACTACATGGGAAACTTTTGTAGATGTTGATCTTAAGGGTGGCAATAATAGCCTACGCATAGAACACTATGGCAAAGACCTTGCTAGAGAGTCGAATCCAGACAAGTTCTTTGAACTAGAAAAATGTTATATCAACGAAGTGGATCTTAAACATCACATACACAAATTTAGGCAGATAGCCAACGTTGATAACCCTCCGCCAGAACACAGTCACTATCTTGGACACAATGGCTATCTAGAAATTAAGTTTGACAGTCCTGTTGATATTTGGATCAAACGATTGTTCAATGTGCATACAGATACCATGCACGGTCAACAAACAACTAGAGAAGTATTAGAAGAAGTTAAACAGTTCTTTGGATTATAGTTCTATCTCTGAGCGCCACTGATCTTCAAAGTTGTTGTGTGTATTACTAGCACCACAGTTTGTATTACACACAGGATGTGGATCACTAGACCAATTTTCTTGTAAATTGTCAAACACGTCTCCCTGCAACAAATTATCCCTCACAGGATCATCAGTAAACAATAGTGTGCCAAAGAAACAACAAGGCAGTAATTCTCCTGTGGCCGCAAGATACAAACTCTGTTCTTTGAGTGCGTGGCATTTGATCTCAGGTAAATGGCCTTGCCAATGTATTGGATATTCGTCTAAGCGTTTACTGACTTTAGTTCGAAACCATTTAAACTTCATGTCTCTGGCTAGTTGTTCACACTCTGTCGTTTGATGTTTGTTGTGATCAAATATCAACATGTCCCAATGTGCTGATCCACCTGCTGATATAAATGCTTCTGCATTTTCAATGACCTTTGGCCATTTAACATTTTTTCTATACAAATGATTAGTGTCCTCCAGGCCGTCTATGCTAAAAACAACATAGTCAACCAAAGGCGCAAGTTCCTGCCACCATGCTGTAGATCTAAGTCCACCATTGGTGTTCATGCCTAGCTCAATGGTGGGATTAACTTCTTTAAAATATTTGAATATGTCATGACAGATGGAACTGGCCGCTGGATCTCCAAACACTCCACACATGAACATCTTGTCTAACTTCTTAATTAAGTCAACATCAAGATTTTTAACATCTTCTATTGTTAGGCTTGTGCTGTTTTCTTTATCGTCGTAGAATCTAGGATCTTCTCGGCCACAGCCAGGACAGGCCGCATTACAGGCTGTGGTTGGTTCTATGTGTAATATCTTAGGATTGTTATACTGTTTCGACGTCATTACCATAGGTAGTAAAGCCATTTTCCTTAGTCACGGTCATAATGTTGTTTACACGTCCTGACAGCTCGTCCTTGTGTGACACTAGCCAGATCGACTTGTTGTGCTCACGACTCATCTTCTTGAGTATAGCCAGTGCTGATTCAACACCGCTGGAGTCCATGCCCGAGTCAATAAGCTCGTCGATGAACAGTAAGTTGATTGGATCGTATAAACTTTCATATACGTCACGGAATGCCCAAGATAGCGAAAGGATTAGCCTATTACGCTCACCCCTGGACAGGTTGTCAAAATCTAACTCACGGCCAAGTTCAGTTATCTCAACTGACAGATCGCTAAGGAAGGTGACTGTGTGTGGCAGTCCGATCTTGTCTAGATAATAACTTAACCGTGAATTAAGATAACTCAAGTTTTGATCAATGATCCGCTTACGTATGAACGAATCCTTATTGGTCAATAATTTCTGTAGGAACTCCTGATGCTCACGCAGTTTCTCCAGCGTGTTCATGGCGGAGTAGTCTATGTCTGCTGACGTGGTTGACTCCATCTCCTCTATCTGTTCTTGGTATGGATCAGCCTCGTCCTGTTTTGATTTTAATTGTGTCTGTAGCGTGGTTATCGAGCTCTTGTGTTCAAAGGCCTCTGCTTCATTTGTATAGAACACCTCAGGAGCAACACCCATGTCACCGAGCTCTGTCAATGCGTCTGTGAGTTGCTGTAAGGTCGCTGTGTGCGTTTCCACATCTTCCTGGACCCTAACTAGCGTAGCTTCCTTTTCTTCTAACTGTGCTTCATGCTTGTCGTCGTGTATCTCCTGACCGCAACTGTGGCACTTGTGTTCTTTTAACAACTTGATATCTTGTTCTAGCTTGACAACGTTGCCCTGCTCACGTTTAAGATCCTTTTCAGCTCTTGATATGGCATCGGTGATGTCATCATGGTCCTTCTTAGCCTGCTTGAACTTGGCCAATTCCTTGTGTTGGGCAAGCTCTCGATCAATGTCAATCTTTTCCAGATTTGCGATCGCCGTGGTGAAACTGTTGATATCTTCCTGTT